AAAATACGCTCGAAATATTCCTTATTTTTCTTTGCTTTTATCAAAGATTTGTTTCCGGAGATGGTATTATACTGTGACATCCTTATACCTCCTTCGTCAATTCATTCAGATGCAACTCCCATATACATTATAGAACGAGAAATGCTGTTTTTGTATATCTTTCTTGCATTTTTTGCCTTACCGACGGCATTTACTTTTCTATATTTTTATTATTCTTGAAAATTACATTCCGGATACACACAATCCATATTGAAGTCGTTTTCGAACCAGCAATGTTCCGAAATTTCAGGAATATCCACGACAATATGATCTGGATATGTCTCCTTAACTATTCCTTTGTAAAACTTTTTATCCATCCTGCATCGAACAATTTGCCCGATAGTAAATAAACGTGTTAAATTTGACATTTTCCCCTCCAATCGGGATAGATCCAGCTTACAGCAGGCGCCCTATTTCTCCTATGTTCATATTCAGTATTACTTCATCGTTTGATGTCTTTCTTTCGACACGTACAATTTATATTTCCATATGCCGGTAAAATCCGGCATATGGATTACGGTGTTTCCACCATGCTTATAGATATGGAAGAAACATTACTCTTAAATATCTAAAATATATGCACGATCTGAAAGCTGTTCTTTATCCGATACTTCATTTTTATTTACATATTGTACCATTTTCGTTAATTCTTTCATTCCTACCGATTCTAAAATATCAGCCGAAAGAATAAACATTTCGTGAATTGATGATGGAATTACAACTACTTTATTAATATTATATTTTTTTCCGAATTCTGATAACATTTTTTTATTTAAAATCGCTGACGCTCCTTTATGTCCACTTTTATTCGTTACCACATAGAATGGAGTCTGATCCAGAAAAAGCATAGTTTCCATACATTTTCCAAATCTTCTTGCCATATATTCAGCCAGTCCCATCACAAAGCTTTCTTTATTTGTATTTTTTTCCGCCAGCCCCCATGCTTCCTGTGCAGATACTTCTGCCTTTTCAAAATAGCTTCGGTTCACTTTTGCTGTAATAAATGCACCATCTTCTGTGTTCATTCTGATATATAAATATTTTTCTATTCCCTCAAACTCTGTGTTCTGCCGTTCAATCTCTTCCTGTCCGCTTCGCTGTAATCCAATAAAAATGTGTTCTTCTACATATTCTCTTTGAAAGATTTTTCCTGACAGCATTAATTTCTCTACGTATTCCTCAACACTTTCCAAATTTTTAATACTTGCATTTTCAAATTTCATTGTTTTTTCTCCTTAAATAAAATATTTTTTACAATCCCCAGATGACTTCTGGTACTGCTTCTGTAGGGGGTGCGTTTTTATTTTTCGGAGCATAGACGCTTATTCATCTCTCCTTTCTGCTATGCTCTGGCTTCTGTACACTGTTCATCGGGGTTTGCGTGCATCTTAAATAGCAAGGCAGCACTCAGATGCAAGGGCGGCGCGTAGCCCGTTCATCTTGACCCTTGCATCTGAGTGCTGATTTGCTATGATGCACAACTGCAAACAACGATCAGTGTGCAAAAGCCAGAGCATAGCAGATAGGAGAGAATCACCGTGTTCATGCTACGAAAAAAATCCCCCTTGGGGGATTTAGGGGGGATTCTATTCTTTCCTTATTCTGCCAGTGGTTTGCCAGGACTTTTCATTTGGAAAGTTCTGGCTCTGGCAAGCATTCTCAAAGCTCCGAATTACAATGTCATGATTTCAAATTTTATAAAAATTTTTTCTTGAAAATCATAACTATCTATGGTATCCTATTCATATCCTTAAATAAAATTATTTGCAAAGCCCGTGTCAATGATTGACACGGGCTTTGTTCTAATCTTCTTTATATTTATGGATTTGATGTGGGATCGGGCTATGCGTTCCAGGACCAGGACTGGAAACAGCGCAATTTCCTGCTGTGCGATCTGCAGGAAGTGGTGCGGCAGTCGGATCAGGCCATGATAGACGCGCTGCAGCGAATTTGCTTCGGAGACTATACAGCAATCGAATATTTCAGCAAAAATGCCAGAAAGAAGCCATTCTCGAGCGAAGAAGAAGTTGTCTATCGAGGAAGTAGAGGGACGCATCCGTAGAATCTACGACAGGCACCTTAGATTCCGGAGAGAGCCGTCCATGGCGGACAATGTGATCTGCGGCGTGACGAACTTCGAAGTTAAGCGAGTGCTGCGGAAAGCAGACGGAAAAGACACCTTTTTCCAGACACACGAGGGCTACTGGGTGACAGGAGATCCGGAACTCGTGGAGTTCATGACAGAATAAAAAACAAAAAGGTTATCAGGTATTTTTTCGAATATCTGATAACCTTTTTAAGAATGCACCTAGAATTTGCAATATCATGTTTTCTGAAAGTCTGCAACAACTTGCTTTCTATAATCGTCTCTTTCAGCTTGCAGTTTATTTAATTTTTTTTGCTTTGCATTTAGCTCATTTTGACATTTTCTCAGCATTTGATGTTTCTTTTTACAATAAGCAGAGCACGTCTGAGCTGCGGTTTTTACCCAGAATTGCTTTCCACAGTAAACACAAACTTTCCTTCGTTGGCTTCTTACATTTTTTTGAATTTCATTATCGGGTTCTTTACGATCTCCTTTTTTTCGATTCCGCTGATACTCCAGCAATCCAATTCGAGCGCATTCTGGCGAACAGTATTTTTGTATAGGGGCGTTTCTTATGAATGTAGCTCCGCAAATTTCGCAGATGCCTTCGCTTCCAACGGACTTTCTGTTTTTATTATGCTTGTACCGCTTCGCGGTTTCGTTTCTTGCTATACGAGCACAATCCGCACAGCGCCCCGCTTTTGGGGCGCCGATAAATTCACGGCCGCAATCTTTACAAATTCTTATTCGCATCACATTTTTGCGCTGTTCTGCGGTACATTCCGGGCAGTACCGCGTGTCTCCGATTCCCTCATACTCTTTTCCACATAAAGCACAAACTCTCATAGGCGTTGACATTGCTTTCCCTCCTTTAGCGTCCGTCATTATAGCAATTATAAAAGGCGTCAACCAGATCGGCCAGATCTTGAGCAGACAATTTTCCAGCCAAAGCGGGAGGGATGCGATTGTAACAAGCACGAAAAGTGTCATCAAATGCGCCTATCTTGCTGCACTTTTTAACACGCTGATATTTTGCCATGAAAAAGACATCCGGGAGAGAAATGTCGCCATTTTTTAAAGACGCGGTAACCTCGCCACTAAAGACAGAGGTATCGAGATCGAGCAGCTCCTCAAGCGAGCAGCCAAAAGCAGACGTGAAAGCCTGGACGACTTTTGCCGACATGTTTTGTGTAGAACACTCTCCAGACTCATACTTCTGTAAGAGTCTGATATTAACACCGACTTTTTTTGAAAAATCGTTTTGCGTCATTCCGCAAAGCGTTCTGATTTCTTTAATTGTTGCCATATTCTGTTCCTCCTTATTTGCGCTATCTGCCTAAAATGTCGCAAGCCTGAAATTCAGAGCCGTTCCATTTGCAGAAAGATTTTTCAGTGTTTCCTCCCTGTGTTTGTTTCGTTCCTTAACTTTGATTACATTATACGCCAATATTGGCGCAAAGTCAATATAAAAAGAGAAAAAATATAGTAAAATAAAGTGTTGACAATACGCCAATATTGGCGTATAATAAAAACAACAAAGGAACAATAAAGAAAACGGGAGGAAATAAGAATGAAAAAATATGAATTAAAGAAATGTAGCGCGGAGTTCGCATGGAAGGAAAGAAAAGAAATAAAAGAGGGATGCACGATGTACGACGTGGAGCCGGAGAGGCTCGGAGAATTTGAGAGCTTGGAAAAAGCAGAGGAAGAGCTCGCGAAATATAAAACCGAGATCAGCCAGTCTGGCGGTTTATTCTCTGTGACGGAGTACATGATCCAGGAAAACGAGTACAACGAGGACGAATGGATCAACGGCGGAAATATTTGGAGCTTTTCAAAAATGGAGATCGAGGTCGTAGACAACGAGACGCTGGAGCTGATCTGCACCGCGGAGAACTACGAAGAGGCGGAAAAGATCGCCGAAGACTACGCGGAAGAGGCAGGAGCGCACCTGATGTTATAAAAGAAAAGGCAGCCTTTAAGGCTGCCTTTTTGCGTGAACAAATAATAACAATACTAAATAAAAATTTTTTTCTTGAAAATCATAACTATCTATGGTATCCTATTCATATCTTTAAATAAACTTATTTGCAAAGCCCGTGTCAATCATTGACACGGGCTTTGTTCTAATCTTCTTTATACTTATGGATTTAATGTGGATCGGGCTATGCGTTCCAGGCCCAGGGCTGGAAACAGCACAATTTCCTGCTGTGCGATCTGCAGGAAGTGGTGCGGCAGTCGGATCAGGCCATGATAGACGCGTTGCAGCGAATTCGGTTCGGAGACTATACAGCAATCGAATATTTCAGCAAAAATGCCAGAAAGAAGCCATTCTCGAGCGAAGAAGGAGTTGTCTATCTCTGCGTAAAGAACCGTACTGCAGAACGGATCAACGATGTCCGGGTGTCGAAATTAAGCGGACAATGTGATCTGCGGCGTGACGAACTTCGAAGTTAAGCGAGTGCTGCGGAAAGCAGCAGACGGAAAAGACACTTTTTTCCAGACACACGAGGGCTACTGGGTAACAGGAGATCCGGAACTCGTGGAGTTCGTGCCGGAATAGAAAAAACTTGAAAAAATAAAGCAATAGTGTTAAGATATATCTGCAAGATAGTTAATATCTTGCGTCAGACACCGAATCTGTGAGTTGAAAAACATTATTGAATAGGTGCACGGAAGGCAGCATAAAAAAAGGACGCAAACATGCGTCCTTTTTTTATGCTGGGGAAATAACAAAAAATATTGACTTATATACTCCAATGGAGTATAATACAATTAACAAAAGATAACAAAAAAGAGAATAGGAGAGAAAATGTACTGGAAAGAAATTTTACAAGTTTACGAAGACATGGGAGTAGAAGATATTATCCCAATCGCGCACACGCGAGTTAAGCCGAATATAAAAGTATTGCTGGATGAAAGCGGAAATTTCGTCGGTGCAATGTTGAATGAGCAAGATCGTTTTACGATTCCGTGCACGATTGAATCGGAGTCGAGAACGAGCGGTTGCTCGCCACATCCAATACATGACAACATGCAATATTTATGTAGCGAGTACGACGACCCAAAGTGCAAAGAAAAGCACGAAAGTTACATGAAGCAGCTGGGAGAGTACATCGAAGAGGTTGACGACGAGCTGGCAAAATCGGTATACCGTTTCCTTGAAAAAGGACTTCTTCGAGATTGTATTAAAGATCTTTTAAAAAAAGTGAATCTGCCAGAAGAAAAGGTTATGGTTTGCTTTACAATGGTAAGTAGGGAAGCTTTGACAAGAGTTTCTGAGTCGGAAGAAAAATATAAAGCGTATTGTTTGCACGCATTGCAGGCGGGAGACGGGCAAGATTTCCAGTGGCGCGACTATTATCTGAAAACGCTGGCACCAAACGGCGTGTGCAGCATAACAGGAAAACCGGATTTCATCCCGCCAACTTATCCGAAAGGAATAAGAAATTCGCGAGACTCAGCAAAATTATTTGTCAGCGGATCAACAAATAAAATAAAAGAGAACTTAGACGGAATGCCGACGATCAATCCGGGATATGTGATCACGCAAAAGATCGCCCACACGCTACAGTGCCTAAATTATGAGGGTGAACAATGGGCATATCAAATGATCCGGGAAAACAAAGGAATCACAAACGAAGTTATAAACAAAATTGAAAACGATCGTGAAATGATGGAAAAAGAAAAGAAAAGGTTTGAGGAGAAAATAGAAAAAAGTTATAACGCGATAGCAAAAAACAAAGAATGGATGGAAAAGAAAAAAGAGGAAGACTGTGATGACAATTAAAGAAATAAGAGAGCATTCCGGACTTTCACAAGGGGAGTTTTGCAAGCGGTACGGGATCCCGAAAGGGACCCTGTGCCATTGGGAAAGCGGAGAAAGAAAGCCACCATTATACGTGTTGAGCCTGCTGGAAAAAGTCGTGAAACAAGATAAAAAGAAAAATAAGAAAGAATTATAAGGACGCATTTTTGCGTCCTTTTTTGCTTAAAAAACTCGAAAAAAACATTGATTTTTATACTCCATTGGAGTATAATACAATTAACAAAGGAACAGGTTAAAACGATTAATGAAAGATAAGAAAGGGAAACAAAATGGACGCAAAAGAAGTTTTAAAGAAAATGAACGAAAATTACTTTTCAGTAGCTGCAATTCGCCGGTGCAGAAAAGACGAAAACTACGAAGTGGGTGATATTTGCAGAAACAGCTTCGACTGGAACTATGAAAAGGATGAAAGCACTTTTGAAGACGACGAGCCAGTAGAGCTTTCGGGAACGTGCGGAATGAGAATCGAGAATCTGGAAAATCTTGACAACGAAGAAGCAGCAGAGGCAGAGAAGATATTGGAAAAAGCGTTGAAAGACTCAGAGAGTTATGATTATGGATATCAAACAGTGATTATAGCCGGAGACCGGTATGAATACGGAAGCGATGAAGACGAGATCATCGTTGAAAACGCAGAAGTGATCGGAATTGTATAATTACCATAAAGCCAGCTGGTATGGAAATGAACTTCACAGAGTACCAACGATGTATCCGAGCAGTCAAACCTGCAGTTCCTGTGGCTATCGGAATCCGCTGGTGAAAAATCTGCGCATTCGTATCTGGGAGTGCCCGAAATACCATGCAGTTCATGACCGGGATACGAATGCAGGCATTAATATTCTGAAAAAAGCACTGCAGATGCAGTCTGCATAAA